TGAAATAAATGGAACTAACTTAGTCCAAATTCAAAGTTCTATATTAGAAACATTTGAAAGTGATACATGGGCAGTATCTTTAGATTATGACCATAATGGAGATGGAATTACTTTAAACTCTACAGATATTTATATTACTTGGTGTATTTATAATAGAGATTCTGATACAAATTTTATACATTACACTAAAGCAACTAAGAATGGTAATACATGGTCTATTGGAGAAATAATAGAGATAAACCCAGGAGACAGAATGAGTTTTTATAATTGGGGCATGACAGATTTCTTTTCTTTTTGGACCGGTTCTAATTTTATAATTACTGCTATGATGCAAGATACAGATTATGTATATGGTTTTATATTTAAGATTAATAATGAATTACAATATACTTCTTATACTGTACCATATACTCCTGCTGATTATAATACTATGGAACCATTTACATTTAGATTATTACCAAGCCATAAAAAAGCTACTATTTATCCAGTATTAGAAATTGGACATTATGGAGAAGAAGATTATTATGTTAATCAGTATGTACCAGAAGCAAAATTAGACACAGAAGAAATTACATGGTCTGATATAGATTTAAATAACCCATTAACAGGGAGTTTTTATGGTGATTTAGACTTTTTACCTATAGAAATAACTACTGTAATAAGACATATAGGGTCAAAGTTTTGTGCTGCTGGTGTAGAGTATATTTGGCTTGCAGGTTATTAACTATGGCTGTTGGAGATATACTAAATTATGGGTTTTTGTATAAACAAGGCAGTAATTGGACAGCTTGTAAAAATGCAACTCCAGTTGTAAACACATTAGCTAATGGAAGAGTAGGGTCATTTTATGATGGGTTTTACTACACCATAGGAAGAATGTATCTTTGTGTTGATACAAATTATACAGAAGAATTTTTAAATACTTATTCAACTTTTTATATAAGATTAAATTTTAATGTGTGGAGTTTAAGCCCTGATACAACTTGCACTTTTGTATTATTGACTCAATATTGGGGTCCATCATTAAACTCTAGTGCTTGGGTTAATCAAGCTGATAGTGGTTATTATGATACTGATTATAGCACAACAAATGTTGATAGTAAAAACTTAGATAAAGTTGTAGGTAATCAAGTTTTTCATGGTGGTTCTATTTATTCAAGTTCTGGTACTACAGGTTCTAAAGGGATAGTAACTAGCAGGCATAAAGATACTATTTTTAGTGATAATAAAACTTATTATACTATGTGGCTAAGAAATGAAACATCATATATACCCTCATCATCTATTAAAAATAGAGGAATATATGTAAATGCAACCCCTATTGTTGAAACAGATACTTCTGATAATTATCAATACCAAACAAAACAGTGGTTTATATCTTCAGATTTAAAAGGAATTGGGTCTGCTTCTGCTGGATTACACACGACTAACTTGTTAAAAACAAACAATAAATATGGGACAAGATAAATGGGTTTACCACTTGAGCAACTTATTATAGGAATATTTGCACTCTTTAGCGCCATTGTTGCGGGGATTTTCTCTGTTTACAAAGTAAAGGTAGAAAAAAAGATTAATCAAGTGGAAAAGAAAACAGATGACACAAAAACTTTAACTATAGGCAACGACCTTTTGGAGCAAATAGTTCCTGCTCTTGAGAGAAAGGATGAAGCACTTGACAAAATTGCTGAAATACTAGATAATGTACTTAGGACTCAAACTTTAACTAGCCAACAGTTAAGAAGTATTCAGCTTATTTTAGAAAATAGATGCCAAGCTATAGAGATTGTTAAAGCATTACACAGTTTAATTGATAATAAGCATACTAAAGATAGATTAGAAGATTTAACAGATGAGTCAAAGCAAAAAGATACCAAAAAAATTCTAGAAGAAATAATAGAGGCATTAGATAATAATGAATCTAAAGAGTAAAGGGGGTGATTATAGACTGTCTTAGTCTAGTTAAAGCCATGAAGAGTCTGAAGACAATGAGAAAAATAGATGAGCTTACGAATACAGTTTTAGAAAAAGAAATTATGGAGCGTAAGCGTAGAGAAGAATTGATGATAAGATTGATAAAAAGCAAAAATAATAATTTAAAGCTTTTTAACTTAAAACTAGAGGGAGAAAAAACTTGTTAAATGACCAATTTAGATTTGTAGATGACTGTTTAAAAGAAGAAATGTCATGGAAAGAAACAACAAAAGAATTTAATAAAAAGTACCAACAAGGGATTAATTCAGAGGCACTAAGAAAAAGATATCAAAGAGAACTCTCTAAACTAGAATCTTTAGGTGACGATTCTGTAGAAAAGGCTTTTAAGCTGATAAAACAAAATCCGCAAAAGCCCACTGATATAGCAAGAAGATTTAATTTAGATATGGATGGTTTAGAAGATTTAATGGATGATTTATTAAATAGTAGAGCCGCCATTAAATTTCATCAAGGATATTTAGTATTTGATAGAACTGCTCCAACACCAGATAATTTTACATTTAATGTTGATTTATTTACAGAAGGAGAGTGGGTTAAATGGGGTATTATAGCAGACCAACATATTTGTTCTACTCATGAGCAACTAGACTTATTACATGAATTTTATAAGATAGCAGAAGAAGAAAAAGTAAAAGGTGTTATTGCGGCTGGAGATTTTACAGCGGGTAATGGTACTGTATATAAAGGGCAAATGCAAGATTTAAAAATAATAGGGGAAGATAAACAAATAAATTATGCTTGCTCAGTTTACCCACAAACAAATTTAATTACTTATACTATAAGTGGAAATCATGATTTAGATTTATATAAACAATGCGGCTCTGATATACTTCAAAAAATATGTGATAAAAGAGAAGATATAGTTTACTTAGGAAAAATGAATGCAACACTTGAACAAGACGGTCTTAGATTTATGGTTAGACATGGAGAAGGTGGATTAGGGGCTATAAGAAGCTATAAACCACAAAGAATTTTAGATACCACAAGGCCAGAAGATATTTGTGATGTATCTGTTATTGGGCATTATCATGTACAATTAGATATGCCTTATAGAAACTCAATAGTAATTTTACCAGCTTGTTTTGAGGCTCAAAGTGAGTACCTTAGTAGAAAAGGACTTATGCCTGATGTTGGTGGATGTATTCTTAATATGAAAGTAGCTACTATAGATGGGAAAAAACAAATAGTTAGACATTATGTAGATTATCTTGATTTAGGAGCATTAAAGGGGCTATAATGAAAAAAGCAAAAGATAAAAAAATACCATCTAATTGTTATGATTTTTTAATTAAAACTGGCATGGATGAATCTATTGCTTTGGAGATAGATGAATACACACAACAAAAAAATAAGCGTAAGAAAAGAATAGAAACAAAGAATCTTAAAGACGATAAATGGAAATAATATTTTAAAAGGGGGTGATTACAATAGAAGAAATTACTTGGCAATCATTATCAACATTACCAGGAGCCGTAGCTGCTGTAACGTTGGTTATTACTGTGCTTAAAGCAGTAATCGGTATTTATTGGACTGAACTTATAAATAGAATCTCTGCACTAATATTATCTATAGCAGTAGTTGTTGGTGTAACTGTATTTTCAGGAACAACAGATTGGCCTAGTATGATTTTGGCTATATTTAATGGTCTTATTGTAGCTAGTGCATTACTTGGGATTAATAAACTTTATACACAAAGAATTATTCAAGACAGAGCTTTAAGTAACCCTGTTAAATTTAGAGATATCTTTAACAAAGAAAAAAGGGAGTAAGTAACAATGGAATGGCAAACCGTACTTCAAGATGCAGGGACTATTGCTAGTGTTTCAACAGCAATATTCTTTGTTATTGATTTCATTAAAAAACTGTATTATAAACTACCTTGGGGGTGGGTTCAAAAGACACCTGGAGAAGTATGGTTTGCCTTATCCATTTTATTTGGGGTTGGAGTTGCAATAATAGTTTATTGGGATAATTTCTTTGGTACAGGAGCTACTCTTTCAGATGGTTTATCTGCTACAACATATGGGTTAGTTTCAGGAGCAGGAAGTAAATTTATGAACTCTATTTTTGGTACTGCTGGAGCTAAATTAAAAGCTTATAAAGAAGAAGCCAAAGAAAAAATTGAAAGCAAGCCTGAAACTGTAATGGAAGTATCTACTCCTGAAATAGAAGAAGCTACTCCTAAGCCAGAAAAAATTCCTGAAGATTCAATAACAATGATTCCAAATAAGGTAGAAGTTCCTTTAATAGAACTTGTTAAAAAAATGAAAACGGATGCAGATTACGTTATTATTTCTGATAAAATTTACAGAATAGAAAAGGAAAACAAGAATGACTAATATCATTGTATATGAAAATTTGCCACTAGAAATGCCAACTCCTATAGATGAATCATCCCCAGGAGATTCAGTATTAGGGCTTTCTAATATTCCTAAACCTTCTGAATTTACTGGAGAACAAATTTATGGCAGAATGCCCTCTGATAAATGGGGGTGGCCTTGGTCTAGTGGGTATAATTCTACTTATGTAATAAAAGTAGAATTTATGGGTAAATCTTTGTATTGGCATAAATGGGCTGCTGTTCCCCTTATGAAAGTACAAGAACAACTTATTGCTGAAGGTTGGGATAAGAAATATCATTGGGAAGATTTACAAACTTGGAATAAGAGAATGATTGCAGGAACAAACGTACCTAGTAATCATGCTTGGCCTACAGCTATTGATATTAATCCAGCTAAAAACCATTATAGAAAAGACAACAAACTAGTTACAGATATACCATATCGTATAGTAGAGATTTTTAAAGCTAATGGATTTAGATGGGGTGGTGAGTATAATTCCGTAAAAGACGCTATGCATTTTGAGTATCTTGGAGAGCCTATTAAAGACTATGTTGGAAAAAGATATCTATCATTAAAAACCCCATATATGAGTGGAAAAGACGTAAAAGAACTTCAAGAGCTATTAAAATACTATGGCTATAATATAGAAGTAGATGGAGTATTTGGTCCTAAAACCAATGCTTTTGTACACTCTTTTCAAGCTAGTAAAATGCTTACTGTTGATGGCATAGTAGGCCCAAGTACTTGGACTTCATTATTACTTAAACAACCTGATAGAGTATTAAAATTAGGAGACAGAGGTAAAGATGTTCTTTGGGTTAAAAAAGTTCTTACTAAAATAGAAATTACTGATTGGGACTATGATAAATTAGGAGATAGATTTGATAGCCCAACAAAGAACGCTGTAAAAAGATTCCAACAAGCAACTAAGCTTGAAATAGATGGGATTGTTGGGAAAAACACATGGAAGATGCTTAGATTAAAATCTAACTAATAAGTGGCTTAATGTCGATAATAAGAGTATAGTGTTCAAGAAGTTACGCCAAAAACAGGTCGGAATTAATGGGCAGTATAACTTTAGAGCACAAAGGAGGTACTAGGAAGCAGCCTCTATAAAAACTGCTCAGAAGGCCACTTAAAGTGGCCTTCTATATAGAAAGGAGTAACAATTGAAGAAAGCTATTATAACAGGAATTACAGGACAAGATGGGAGCTATTTAGCTGAAAATTTATTAGATAAAGGCTATGAAGTATTTGGTATTGTAAGAAGAGTTAGTACTCCAAATTATAAAAATATACAACACCTTCTAGATGAGCCTAATTTACATTTAGAAGATGGGGATATTACTGATTTAGCATCATTAATTAGAACATTTAAAAAGGTTCAACCAGATGAAATTTATAATTTAGCTGCACAGTCTTATGTAGCTATATCTTGGAACCAACCAATACTTACTAGTAATACTACAGGAATAGGAGCATTAAATGTATTTGAAGCAGCAAGACAAAGTTGCCCAAAAGCAAGAATCTATCAAGCTAGTTCTAGTGAAATGTTTGATGGTACTACTTTTCCTCAAACTGAACAAACGGCTTATAAGCCCAGGAGTCCGTATGGTGTTTCAAAACTATTTGCACACGAAATGGCAAGAATATACCGAGAATCTTATGGAATGTTTATTTCTTGCGGCATCCTCTTCAACCACGAAAGTTACAGAAGAGGAATCGAATTTGTCACCCAAAAAATAGTAGATTCCGTAGTTAAACAAATGTGCGGTGATGATTCTATTTTAGAATTAGGTAATATGGAAGCTAGAAGAGATTGGAGTCATGCTTCTGATATGGTAGAAGGTATGTGGCTTATGCTACAAAATAAAGAACCTGATGATTACATACTATCTTCTGGAGAAACACACTCTATTTTTGAGTTTGTAAATATAGTCTATGGGTATTTTGGTATTGATTTAATATGGGTTACTAAAGATAATTTACCTATTGGATATGACCTAGACGGAAAGGTTTTAGTTAAATCTGTCGATAAATATTATAGACCAAATGAAGTACAAACACTATTAGGGGATTCTAGTAGAGCTAGAAAAGAACTTTATTGGGTTCCTGAGTTTGATTTTCAAGGACTAGTTGCTGATATGATAACAAATAAATTAAATGAGATAACAAATAATTTTTAGAAAGGAGGATTAAATGGCTGAAACAAATTATTTTTCACAAAAAATTACTGATGTTGATAATAGTTGGAGGCAACTAGATTTAGCTTCCGATGCTGATAGAGCGTTTAAAAGTGTTGTAGTTATAAATGATAGTGACTCTTTAGAGCTACAAATTAGATTAAATGATATGGGGAATGATATTATTTATGTGCCATATGGAGAAGGAGTGGCTTTAGATAATCCTGTATGGAGAATATTTTATATGGCTTCATCTGGAAGTCCTGAGTTTAGGGTGGTAGCAGACTAATGGCAAGACAAATAGTAAAAAAGGGGTTAACTGCGGCTGAACATGCTGCTTTAGACCATAGTGAAATTCCTGGTGCTGGTGGTGAAGAAACCTTTACGCAAGAAGTACATGATTTAGAAGACCATAGTTCTGTTCCTGGTGTACCTTCTATTGAGGGTTTATTAGATGAAACGTCACATGACGCTCTTGACCATTCTGGTCTAACTGGTATTCCTGCTGCTGAAGCATTTACTGAAGATGTTCATGCTGAAACAAGTCATGATGGTATTGCTGGTGATTTACAGTGG